AAATCATTTAGAATTGTTTCTAAGCATCCTAAAGGTGGGGGTTATCGTGAAATGCAAAGGGAAAGGGATAAACAAAAATAATGTTTAGAAAAAAAGAAACCCCTACAATTCAATTTGTAAGTACAATTCCTGGATTATCTGCACAAAAAGATATTCTCCCTTACTCTGCTAAAAAATACTCGCCACATTGGTGGAAAGAGATGCCTTTTTCAGATAATAATATACCAACAATAAAAAGATGTCCAGCTATACCAGATTTATTTTCAACGGGATATATTGTTCCAATGTGGATGGATTTAGAAATTAGTAATATAAAACCAGATGGACTCAATGCAGATTTTAAAATGAATAAATATGGAACTAATTTTGAAAATTGGTCAGCCCATTATCCAGAACAATTCACTGACAGCATGGATTTTGAAGTGGCTAATAGAAAGACTGAGTTTTTACTTAAAGCAACAGCTCCATGGTATGTTGTAACTCCAAAGGGTTGGTCTATATTTGTTATGCCATTATCTTATGAATTTACTTCAGACTATACCATTGTTCCAGGATTGGTAGATACAGATGTATTACATCAAATGAATCACCCAATGATAATTCACTCAAATGGTAAAGGCGTTTCATTTAAAAGAACAGATCCTTTTATATGCTACATACCTTTTGAACGTACAGAATATAATATGGAAATAATTAGCGATGATAAAAAAATGTCAGATTATGTTTTAGGTCAGCAGAGAAAGTGGTCCAAGTACAGGGAAGAAAGTAAAAATCAATTAGGTTCTTATAGAAAAATGCAGAAAGAGAGAGATCGTGAATAAAGATAAATTATATTTTTTAAATATACATAAAAATGGTGGAAAGGTGGTTCATGACAAGATTATTAATAAAGTATTTAATTCTTTAAATGGCATACCAATTGAAACTCAAAATAAAGGATGGGCACCAGTAACAGATGGTACATATGTATTATCTGCATTTAGACATCCAGTTCTAAGAACAGTTAGCCACTACTTTGATCATAAGAGTAAAGAAATCGCTAATTCTAATACTTCAATAAATGAATTTGCTATGTGGTTTGACAAAAATATAGATGCTTTATCTAATTATCAATTAAAGAATATGTTTTATGATAAGCCTTCAGATAATAATTTTTTGATGGATGAAGATTTTAAATCTCTTAAGTTACCAGTAAAGATGTCTGAGATTAAAAGCAGAATGAGAAGATTTGATGCTATTTTTAAAATTGATAATGTCAGGCGGGAAACTTTAATAGGCATATCAAATGATATTTTAAAATCATTCAATAGGGATTTAGTACCAGCAAATACATCAAAAATAGAATATAATCAAAATATACATTCAAGGGCCTTTTCTCTGGCTCTGCCAGCAGAAATTAAAAAAGAAATAGAGCTTGTGAATGAGACCGAAATGAATATATATGAAACCAATTCATTTTTTCAGAAATTTGTGATACAATAAGTAATCGCAATAACTACAATAGAAAAGGATAAAAATGACAATTAACTATAACGACCTTCTAACACCAGAGCAAAAGAGATCTATCGTCTCTCAAAGAATTTCACAGTTTGCTGCTGAGGCATATCAACATTCACTTAATAAAAAGTCATGTGAGAATATTGATGACCAGGCGGGTATTGAGGCTTCAGATAAAGCACTGGCTATTTTGGAATCAGCACTAGCCGTACATGAAGAAGAGTTGAAGTCTTTGCCTGCACCAGCGGCAGAATAATATTCTGATATAATAAAAGAATGGCTACCAGTTATCCAACATCGCTTGATGCTCTTACAAACCCTACATCGTCTAATAAGCTAAATGATGCTGGAGTTTTACATGCTGATCAGCATGCCAATGCTAATGATGCTATTGAGGCACTCCAGGCTAAGGTTGGAGTAGATAGCTCTGCAGTCACAACATCTCTGGACTATAAGGTTAGGAATGTTCCAATTGGATCTGCAGTAACAGGATTAGGAACTGGAGTAGCAACATTTTTGACTACTCCAACATCTGCAAATTTGCTTGCAGCAGTAACAGATGAAACTGGAACTGGTACTCTAGTATTTTCTACTAGCCCTGCAATTTCAACAAGCATCACAACAGCATCAACCACATTCGCATTACTTAATACAGTTGCAACAACAATTACATTTGGCGGTGCAGCAACATCATTTACTGTAGGCGGAACTCCAACAACTGCTCTAACTGCAAATATATTTACAAATGCTACTGCTACTGCTACCACAAAGACAATTAATTTAGGAACTGGCGGAGCTTCTGGATCTACAACGGCTATTTCCCTAGGTTCAGCAACGGCTGGAGCATTAGGTAATACAAAATTAAATACTGGATTTAGCATTGCTACACCTCCAGCAATTATTACTGGAACAACATATTCAGCAACAATTAATGATACTGCTTTAATTTTTAATACTACAGCATCATCTACATTAACATTACCAGCTGCTGCAACATATCCTGGAAAAACAGTTATGCTAAAACAGATTGCAGCATTTACAGTTATTTCTGCATCAGCAAATGTTGTACCTTTGGGATCAACAACAGCGGGAACTGCAATATTATCAGGAGCGGGAAAGTTTGCATATCTTGTTAGTGATGGTGCTAACTGGGTAACTATGATGGCAAACTAGTTGGTGAAAAATGTCATACCAACTAAAAGTTCTTAAAGATTACCCAATAGGATTCTGGACATTAGATGAACTATACTCAAGTTCATACTCTGCTCAAACATATAACGACTCTTCTCTTACATATAATCAAACTGTATTTTATAATTCAGGTGGAAGCCTAACACAATATCCAATTGATATTTCTGGTTGTGGTAATGACGGAGTATATAAAGGCAGTTTCCCTTTAAATGACTATCTTATGCCATTAGTATCTGGTGGAGAATATGGAACAAACATAACAAATATCGGTTGGATAGAACTACCAGTAACTAAAAATTATTATGGCTCAACAGTAAGTAACGGCCTTGCAAATAAATATACTTCAGATAATGATTTTACTCTTGAGATATGGGCATTTCCAAGAATAACAACATCAACACTTACACCAATATTTGCAGATATAACAAATTCCATAGGTATTTTTTGGCAGAATGGAAATCTAATATTTAAGGTTCAAACTGAATCAATTGAGCATACAGTAACACAAAAGAATCAGGCCATGCATATTGTTGCAGTTTATGGCTCTAATTCAATATCTCTTTATTTAAATGGAAGCATTGTTTCATCAAAGATTATATCTGGCTTTGCATTTACAAATTCTTCAACTCTATTTCAAATTGGTCCAACAACCAGTTCTTCAGATTCTATGGTTATTGATGCTCCAGCTATATATAGATACTCACTATCAATTGACCAAGTAAGAAACCATTATCTAGCATCCTTTCCAATTCTTCCAATACAGGTGGTAACTCCAGATGCTGGAGAATTATTTGTCTTATCTGATTTAAATATAGCAAAAACATATAGTGTAATTTATTCTCAAGATAAAAAGTGGTCAGAGTTTTATGATGCAGACATGTATTATGATCAAAATGAAAATTCAATATCTGTTATATCTTCTGATACAGCAATCTCTAAAGAAGTCGTCCTTGAAGATAAATTTACAATTCCGACTGGAATAGGGTTAGTTTCTTCAAAAGTTGATTGGTATGGTTCTGGCTGGAATGGAACCTATGGATTAAAGATAGAAACAAGCACTGATGGAGTAACCTATACTCAATGTGAAAATGGAAAAATGGTTCCTGGATATAAAATAGGCACTTCCTCATTCGACACAACTGGTCAAGTATATGTAAGGATAACTCTTTCTACAAATGATGCAAGCAGGTACCTGCCAAAACTATATGCTATAAAATTTAGTTTTTATACAACAAAATTAATTTATGCAAAAAATGGGCCAAGCTATATTGAGCCGATTCAACCAGTGTCAACAAGTGGTGGTCTAGATGGATCCGTTTGGGATTATGATCTAGGCACAATTGATTATCCAATTTTATCAAGAAATATAAAGACTGGACTAAGACCATCTCAGCCAGGATTTGCAGTAAATACATCCAGTAATATAAAAACTATTGAGATGATTTTTAGTCCAGTTTCTACAGCGGCTAACTATTTAGTTTATGTAGATGCCAATACATCTTATTCATGGAATGGGTCTGGAGTCATATCAAAGGGATCTAATATTTCAGCGGTCTATGTGGACGGAATAGATAGAACATCTGCCACTAATATATCTGAATATTTAATATCTGGAGACGTATATCATATAGTATTAGTTTTAACTAATTCAGTAACTACAAGAATATGGTTTAATGTTAAAGTTGCCTCAAATGTTTGGTCAGATGCTGGTCCATCTAATTCATATAACTATTTAGCAATATATCAAACTGCATTTTCATCAAATAAAGCATTAGAACACTCAGATCAATATATTGGCAGACCTGCCACCACAGTCCTAGAACCAGCAATCACCCTGACAGAATCATCAGTTAAAACATATAATAGAGACTGGGTTGTTGTTAAAAACGTATAATTTTGTCACATAGCTTGACAAGATATGGACTTTGACGTAAAAGAATGGTAAAATAATAACCTATGGATATTAACAGAGTTAATTCAAAAGTCTTAGACGAAGAGACCAGACTTGGCATATATGTTTGGGAAATGCCAGATGGTCGCTGGATTGGTGACGACGATGGAAATTTCCTTTCTATAACTGCCACAAAGGGCAACAAGTCTAGAATAGATGCCTTAGCAGATGTTGTAAGGTCTTATGGAATTGAAGAGGGTCAGCCAAAGTTTTTATCTGGACGACGCAAAATTGATGACGAAGAATTTGAATATCAGCACCAAAGATTAAAGTGGGGCTTGGTTCCAGATCCAATGGATATTGGAAGCTATAAAGATGAAATGAAAAAGATTAACGGGAGATAATCATGGAGTATATGGAAGAGAACAACTCAGAGCAAATCGAACTTTCTAATGTTGCGGATTGGATGAAATTTAATAGTCCAGTAGAGCAGACAACAGAAGACCCATTTAAAATGCAGGGTGAAGATTTAGCTAAAGTTTCTGGATTGGGAACAGCTTTCCGTAGAAAAATGAATCGTGAATTTACAAAAAGATTCCAGGGATTAGATGGCGCTAAAACACAACAGAATTTATTGCAGCAGGCTATTACTGGATATGCAATGTTCGATCTTGTGGAGCCCACATATAACTTAGATTATCTATCAAGAATTTATGAAATTTCTCCATACAACTATGCAGCAATTAATGCAAAGGTTTCTAATATTGTAGGACTCGGTTTTGATTTTGTTGAAACAAGAAAAACTAAAGATGCGTTCGATGGAATTAATAATGATGTTCAGTTGGAAAGAGCACGTAGAAAGCTAAATAGATTACGCCAAGACTTGATGGATTGGCTTGAGAATTGCAACGAAGAAGAAACCTTTAAAGAGACACTGATTAAGTTTTATACAGATGTAGAGGCAACAGGAAACGGATACCTTGAAATCGGAAGAACAACTTCTGGCAAGATTGGGTATATCGGACACATCCCAGCTAAGACAATGAGAGTTCGTAGACTTCGTGATGGATTTATTCAATTGCTTTATGGTAAGGCTGTTTACTTCCGCAACTTTGGAGATCAAGAAACTCTTAACCCAATCGCTGGTCAAGAAGACCGCCCTAATGAAATTATTCATTATAAGAAATATACCCCTACAAATAATTATTATGGAATTCCAGATATTATTGCATCTCAAAATGCTATGGCTGGAAATGAATTTGCGGGCAAGTACAACCTAGATTATTTTGAGAATAAGGCTGTACCTCGTTATATTATTACAGTTAAGGGAGCTAAGCTTTCCCCAGAATCAGAAAGAAAGCTACTTGAGTTTTTCCAGGTTGGTCTAAGAGGAAAGAACCATAGATCACTTTATGTTCCACTTCCTGCAGATAGTCCAGATGCAAAGGTAGAATTTAAGATGGAGCCAATTGAGGCGGGTTCTCAAGAATCTTCATTTAATAAATATCGTCAAGCAAATAGAGACGAGATCCTTCTTGCTCATAGAGTTCCAATTAATAAAATTGGTGTCCCAGAAGGCGTATCTTTGGCAAATGCTAGAGATGCAGATAAGACATTTAAAGAGCAAGTTTGTCGTCCAGCACAGGATATTTTAGAGAAGAAATTAAATAAAATTATTGAAGAAATGACAGATGCATTAGCACTTAAATTTAATGAATTAACTTTAACTGATGAAGATACTCAGTCTAAGATTGATGAGCGTTATTTAAGAATGCAGGTAATTACACCTAATGAGGTTAGAATTAGAATGGGTCTAAATCCTATTGATGGTGGGGATGAACCAGTTCAATTAAAGCCACAACAGCAGGCAGAAGCCAGAGCACAAGCTGGACAAACTAGAAACAGAGATGCAGAAAGATCTGCAAATTCACCAGATGTTTCTGGAGAGGGCAGAAATGCCCAGGGTGATGGCAGACAAGTTGAGTAAGGCTACTCAACCATTATTTGCCTTTTGATTATAACACGTATAAAATAAAGCATATGAATATTGAAAAATCTTATTGGTCTTCAAATGGCGACAATATCACATTGTCTGTGCCATTCACAAAAGTTAACCGTGAAAAGCGCACAGTATCTGGTTTTGCTACATTAGACAATATTGATCAAACAGGCGATGTTGTAACAGCAGAAGCAAGTATGAAAGCTTTTGAAAATTTCCGTGGTAATCTTCGTGAAATGCATCAGCCACTTGCAGTTGGCAAGGTAGTATCATTTAAGCCAGAAACATTTTTCGATCCAATTTCAAAATCATTTTATAATGGCGTTTATGTAGATGCCTATATCTCTAAGGGTGCACAAGACACATGGGAGAAAGTTCTTGACGGAACATTACAAGGTTTTTCAATAGGCGGAAAAATTATTTCATCAGATAACGAAATGAATAAAGCAACAGGTAAGTCAGTAAGATTTATTAAAGACTATGCATTGCTAGAACTTTCAATTGTAGATTCACCAGCAAATGAACTTTGCAACATTTTGTCAATTCAGAAAATGAACGGACAACTTGTATTCAAGGGTATGGCTGCAGATGTTGTTACAGAAAATATTTTTTATTGCGAAGATAGCGATTCAGTATTTATGTCAACAGAAGCAGTATTCAATTCTCCAGTAACTGGAAAGCAAGCTACCTTGATTGGTTGGGTTGAAACTAACGATGTTAACAAAGCGAAAGAAATAGATAATATTCTTGATTCATTTAAGAAGTCAAGATTTCCGTTGCCTGATACACAAACAATTGCAAAACAGGCAAACGCAGAAGGAGGTAATGAAGTGTCAGAAAACACAGAAAACGTAGCAGTTGAAGAAACACCTGCTGTCGTAGAAGAAGCAGCACCTGCGGAAGCAGCACCTGCTGAAGAAGCAGCACCTGCACCAGATGCAGCACCAGCTGAAGACGCTTCTGCCGAAACTCTGGAAAAAGCAGCCGACGTATCAGAAGTTGAGGTTGATGAACCTGATTTTGCAAAGATGCTAGGCGATCTAAAAGGCTTTTTTTCAGAAACACTGAATAAGGCATCTGAAGCAAATGCTGTACAGGTTTCAACAATCAAAGATACTGTTGAGACATTTAGCAAGAGCGTCGATGGAAGAATTTCAGAGTTGGCAGAACAATACTCAGTCTTATCAAAGGCTGTAGAAGATATCAAGAACACGATTGATGGCGTAGAAAAGCGTGTCGATGCAGTAGAATCAGAGACTGCAATTAAGAAGTCCTCAGACCTCGGCGGGTCTCAGGAGGTAAAGATCACAAAATCAAAATGGAACGGTTCTTTCCTCGGTTCCGTAAATGAATTATTCAAATAAAAAAAGGTAGGTGAAAAATATAATGAGTAACGAAATGTTAGAAAAGACAATCGCAGCTAACACAACAGCTACTGGTACATTCGCTTCCACTTCAGGTGGTTCAGGCGTACACACAGCATCTGAAAATGGTAATGGCGGTTTGCTCAACCCAGAACAATCAGCTCGCTTTCTCGACTATATGTTCGACGCAACCGTAATTGGTAAGGTCGCACGTACAGTTCGCATGAAGGCTGATACAACTGAGATTGATCGTATTGGTGTAGGACAGAAGCTTATGGTCCTCGCTACTGAAGGTGACAACACTGGTTCAAACGCAGCAGTCACATTCTCAAAGATCTCTCTTACAACAAAGAAGCTTCGCCTAGATTGGGAACTTTCAACTGAGTCTCTAGAAGATAATATTGAAGGTGCAGATCTAGAAGATCACATTGCAAGACTTATGGCAACACAGGCAGGTAACGACATTGAAGATGTAATTCTTAATGGTAATACTTCGCTTTCATCAGATAACCTATACAAGGCATTTGATGGTGCTGTCAAGAAGTCAAAGACCTATGGTCGCGTAGTTGACGCAGGTGGAGCAGCAGTTTCACGTGCAGTATTCAATTCAGCACTTAAGGCACTTCCACGTAAGT